TTTAAAAAAGTGTCATTCCAAGTATGCGATCTCATCATCTTGCTTGGAAACAGAGGACGTTTCGACGGAGTAATGAGAATATTAGCCGTATGACGTGTACGGCCATGACGATGACGGCGCTTAGCTTTGAACATGCGACGCGCTTGACGTCTCTTTCTCTTACGGCCATGAGCCATGGAAACGTTACCCCGCAGGTAAATATATTTTTTGCGAGTGCGGAGCTCGCCTCGAGCTCGCTCCTACTTCCGCGACCACCTGCCTCGTCCCTCGGGGTGGTGTCGCTTTGCATCTGAACTAAAATTCGAGCAGTGCGGTTAGTGAAATTACGAAATTTACAAATTGAACGGCTTAAAAAAAGTGCGGAGAACCGAAAATTACATTGTGGTTCCGCGCCAAAATTCAAATAATCAGCGCCAACATGAGACATCGTTCCTGGTTCGGAACCCTCGCCAATTATACTGCAGAGGAACATGCAATAATGAAGGACTTAAACTGTATCTATATCTGCATAGGCGAGGAGGTAGGGGCTGAAGGGCTTCCTCATTTACAGTTCGTTTTAAAGCTACAGAACGCTAAGAGCTTGTCTGCAATGAAGTTAGTAAGCTCACTCGAACGTGCTCACTTAGAACCAGTCATTAACTTTAAAGCATCTATAAAGTATTGCCAAAAAGAAGGCAAGTACTTCCAAAAAGGTGAGGAACCAATGCAAGGTAAACGTAAAGACATTGACAATGTTCGCGAAGCTTTAGAAGATGGTGATAATCTACGTGAGATTATTGCATCTTGTGCATCATATCAATCATTCCAGGTTGCTAGAACCTGGCTATCATACAACGAACCAGCACGTGAATGGGTCCCCGAAATTGACTGGTGCTATGGTCCAGCTGGCTGCGGTAAGACGCGCCGAGCTTTAAATACCGCCAAAGAATTAGGACTAGATCCCTTCATGCATACTGGTACGGATAAATGGTGGGATGGGATCGATGGACATGAGTTTGTAATTATTGATGACATGCGTGGTGACTTTGCCAAATTCAATCGTCTACTCAACATCTTTGATCGCTATGCGTGCAGAGTCGAGGTCAAAGGTGGCTTCAGACAATTGCGAGCTAAATACATGTACATAACTAGTGATCGCTCACCCGAGGATATGTTCCCATCTAAGCTGTCGAACGAATTGCAACAATTGAAACGACGAATAACCAAATGCTCGAAGATGACGACCAAGGGTCAGCTCAAAGCACACGTATGGTCTATACAACCATTTACTTTTTGGAGGCCACTCCCTGGAGACAACACACAGGAGTTCCATTCGTAGACTTACACGCGTTTGATGTTAATCAATGAATACGTAATATAGGAGGGTGGGAATTTTTATTTACACAGAGGTTTTTACACAGAAGTCAGGTAGGTAATACTAGCTACCTGCCTATCACGGGGGACAGAATACGTCATCGAGTTTTAGTATGTCTATATCTGGATCGGTAACGTCAGCGACAGTATCACCAACGGTTGTGCCGACCATAAGGCGTGGTCGAGACCAGCGAGCAACAAACTCAACACGTACAGAGAATAAACACGATGCCAACTGTGCGGGATTGATTGCACAGCAACCAAGACGCAAGTATACTGGCACTGGGGGATTACCGGTGGTTCGAGTAGGATTAGTAATGCGACAGGCGTCTTCAGAACTAGCTTTGCCACCAAAAAACGTAGCCATATTATACTTCTTTCGAAATACAACTGAGGCACCGGCACCTGCACCGAGACCAAGACTCTTCCATTGAGAACTCGGAAGACCCTTAATAGCATCACGACTAACCTTGTTAGTACCGGATGGGTTCGTGAAATCAGTATATAAAATACATTCGCAGGGCTCGATATTAGCCAGAATAGGATGACAACGAATTGACAACCTAGCTGATACGACCTCAACAGAGCTGTAAAAAGCAGACATCAGCACGTATTCAAATGCAGAATTACCAAAAGCTGTTGTTGCATCAGGATCCCACAGAGAGTTTAGTCTTATTGATTGGGTGTTGACCTTGTCAATAACCAATTGAGTGTTTAAAAAAGTGTCATTCCAAGTATGCGATCTCATCATCTTGCTTGGAAACAGAGGACGTTTCGACGGAGTAATGAGAATATTAGCCGTATGACGTGTACGGCCATGACGATGACGGCGCTTAGCTTTGAACATGCGACGCGCT